TGTATTTTCAATATCTTGTAAAGTAAAGTCAGGCAATCTTTTTACATATATATTACTATTCTTCAAAATTTGTGCCGCTTTTCTTACTCTATCTAACTCATCTCCATAATATTCATTATTAAGAATATTTTTTTCATTTACATTAGATATAAAAGCTAACATCATAGTTTGAATTTCATCTATTTGTTGCTCAGTCGTAATATATACACAAGGTTCTTTAGTTCCATTAGGCTCCCATTGTTTTGTGTCTGGATTATATAATTCATCGCATCCTATGAAACAACAGTCCGCGATCATTGCACGAGTTTTACCAACACCTGTCGCCGCAGAACGTAGATATAACTTCCCCAAGCGGGCGCCGCGTGTTATTGTATTTACTAATCTACCATATAAAGGATAACCAACTTCTGGGAATTCCATAAGTTTAAGAATAAGGTCATCTACTCCTTCTCCAGCTTGTTGAAATATTGTATCCGCATTGTCTACATATTTCATTTTTATCTGTTGAATTTTGCCATCTATTAAATCAGCTATTTTTTCAATAGGAGTGTTATCTAACCAATCTTCTTGTGCTTGCTTTTTCTTTTGATCAAATATATTATCTATATCATAAATAGTGGAACAATCAAAACCAACAGACTGATACATACGAAACAATGTCATTTTTTTCATTCTGTTGTAATAATAATCAAAAGCTGCAAGCTGAGTAGTTTCTTTTATTTTATTTAACCACTCTACTCCTTTATTTACTTTAAACACTGCAAGTTTAGAAGGGCGCGTTTCAAGATAATCTGTAATTGTATTTACATTTATTTCTTTTGCTCCAAGTTGATGAAGATTATAAATTGAACCAAAAACAATTTTATGAAACTCTTCTGTAAAATCTTCATTATTAAAATGATATTTTTCGTTGTCAAGGAGAGAAGGATTATTATAAACTGCTCCTATGACTTGCATACAACTTGGTATATCTGTGTAATTTGGCATTATTTATCACCATTCATAGCTTTTTATAAAATTTTTTTTGTAATTATCTATAAAATCTTTTAAAGCATATTTAAAGATATGACATCTTTTCCATAATATAGGATCTTCTTCAGAACAATACACACATCCTCCATTCGTTCCATCCAAGTCACCAAAAGTTGCACATCCTGCTAAAAGAATTAATTTATGCTGCATTTTTTCTATTTCTAAATCCTTATTATTACAAAAAATCTCTAATTGTTCTTTGCTATAATTCGTATAATTCATTATCCTTCTTCTCCTAGATCAAATAATTTTGGTGGTGCTATGTACATGCGTGGGGAGGCTATCACGATTTCCTTAACCTCTAACCGATATTCTTTAATATCTTTATTTCTCTGTTGTGCTAAATAAAGATTATAATAATATTTTTTAGCGTCTTCATATATATATGGGATAATACCAATTCTTCCATTAGCAGATTCTTTATTATTTCTTTTAATTTCATAAAACCATTTAAGAGATTTTAACATACCACTATATGTAAAGTTATATTGTTTTATATAATTTTCTGCTTGCTTATGGATTTGAATATAATTATAATCGTCTCCATATATTTCTTTTATATACTCAAAAAAATCATGTTCGTCTTTTTGCTTTTTTAAATCTTCAGCATCTTGAGACTCATAACATGATTTATGTGCGTATCTTCTTCCTATTTTTACATTTGGTTCTGATAATCTATCAAATTGTTGCCCACAATAAAGGCACTTTACCATTGCTTTGGGCATAAATATACCTTCTTTTTAAATTATATTTATATTATATCATAAATTATTATTAAAGTCAAACACGGCAACGGTTAATCCGCCGCCGCGTTTAAATTATTAGCAAGATTTTTTATTTCTTCTTTTGTCAAATCAAATAAGAAAAATTCTTTCAGTTTATTTCCAGTAAATTCTCTTTCTACATAAGCTTCATGAAATAAATCTACCAAATCATGATTTTCTCTATTACTAAAAATAATATGAACTATATCCTTATCCATTATAAATTTCTCAAATCTTCATTAATTAAAGCTAAAAACTCAGCTTGATAAGGGGTAATCTCACTAGCTTTCTTACCTTTTCCAAGGTAATGTTCTACAGTAGCAGTAATCTTAGGCCCGTTACTCTCATCTTCATCCATAAGAGCTTCACATAATCCTTTGAACTCTTTCATTAAAGTATCAAAATCATATTCTTCACGAACAATAGCTACATTCTTTTCGTCTGTAATAAACTTATTATCATGCTCTGCTGCTTCTTTTTCAATAGCTTCTCTTAACTCTCGAACAAGATTGTCATAGCTCATAGGAAATTCATTTTTAATATATTTAAATCTTCCACCACATTCAATACTATCATCTTGGCATCTAATAGTTAATACGCTTTGTGCGTAATCTTTACTCTGATGAGCATAGCCTATAATATCTGCCATACCAGTGATAATAGCTCTAGTAGAATTTGAAAGAGCAGGACGAATAGTTCTATTACCAGCATCATCAATTACTTCTTTATCATGCCCAATAAAAACTACTGCATACCCAAGCTGAGTAAGTCCTCTAAAAACTTGACTAAACTAATTTTTAAAAAAAGTCCATCCTTTACCAAAGCCAAGTTCACCAAGAGCAGTGATACCATTTTGATCGCAAATATATTTTTGGCACATATCAGCAGCAATATCAATAGTATCAACAATAACACTTTGATACATATTTTTTACTTCTGGCTTTTTAAGTTCTCTAAAAACTTGTTTCATTTCACCCCAAGAAGTAATATCTTGTGCCATTACACCTGGTAAAGTATTATATCCCTTTTCAAAAGCTAATAAAATAGCTTTTGGCATCTGAACTGCAAGAGTTGTCTTTCCTGTTTTAGGGGCGCCATATATGTAAGTAATGTACCCAGATAAGTCTGTACTAACTTTATGAGGCTAAATTTTTAAAAGATTAATTGCCATATTATACTCTCCTTATTTAAGAAAGAGGGGCTTAACCCCTCTTTCTATATTAATTAAAATTAAAAATTAAAATTACCTGTTGGTACATTACTAGTAGCAGTAGTAGTTGTTGTAGAAGCTTTTGAAGCAAGATAATCATCTCTCCGCTTTTTTACTCCTGCAAGATAAACTTCTCTATCCTGCATCATTTTCTGAAGTTCTTCCGCAGTAAGAGTGTCCTCTTCTCCAAAAGTATATTCAGTCGGTCTTGCCCAATTAACCTGCCACTCTCTAATATTTCTAGTTACAGTTCTAACAGAAGCTGCACCAAAAGCAGACTCTTCTTCAATCTCTCTTGTAATAACATTATTAACAATGTTACCTCTTACTTCTGTAAAAATAGGATTAGAAGGAGAAGCTTCAAGACTTTCAAAATAGTTCATTCCAGTCTCATCTCTGCAAACAAGTTCAACAGGAAGAAGAGATGCTCTAAAATCAAATACAGCTCCTCTAATTCTGCAAAAGTCAGCATCAATTCCATTTTCTGGATCTGCTTCTACTCTAGTTACGTTTGTAATAACAATATCAAATTTGAAATTATTTCGTTCAGCTTCTGGGGCAAGGTCTTTAATTACATTAACAAATCCGCCTTCATTTCTTTTTGCTGAAACAAGTCTATCTTCATCTCCCTCCTGGACATAAAAATCATTAAGTCCGAGAGCTGTAGATACTCTTACTTTAAGTGCTTCTTCTTTACCATCGGTAATCCAACACTTTGAATTACCATCAATGATATTTTTAAGAGTGGTAAAGGTTGCATTTTTCTTTCCTCCTGAAGTCATTTCAGTGAGATAAGTAAAATGAACAGGAATTACATTAAGTCCTTCCTCATCTGTTGCAATATCAATAGTTCCAGAAATAAAATCTTTTCCATAATTCTTAGATTCTTTATTCTGAACCTGCTTGATTGTTAAATCGTGCTGATATACTCTACCTTCTAATGTTTCTGTGTTAATAAAATTCTTTTTCATCTTTTTTATCCTTTTTAAATATTATCTATTCAATTTATATAAATATTATATCATAAATTTTTTTCTTTGTCAAAATTTTCTTATATACCATATATTAATTCATATGAATAAGGAAGGGTCTTTATCCAATCGCAAAAAGTATGCCATTCTGTAAGACGGTGGTGTTGACGTTGAAAATAAATATTTCTTAAAATTTCATAATTTAATGTTATCGTTCTAGTTTGAAGCCATGACTCTGGAAGAAGTCGGATAAGTTCTTTCCAATATCTTTTATCTTTAGTTTCTCGATATTTTTGACGTATATGTTCAAGATCATTTACAAGCATATTCCAAAAATCAAATATACACATATCTGGATTATATGGATCTTGCTCATATACCATTATGCCTTCATTAAAATCATCCATTTCAAAGCAATCTTTAGTAATAGGAGTACTTGCAAGTTTATGCATAGTAGAAGTTGAATTAGTAACAGTTCCTATTTTATATTGATCCATTTCTTTCCACCAATAAAGAGGAGCTGTTATATCAACAGAAACCATAATTTGTCGAAGAAATTTACGATCTGAAGTTCCTGCTTTTATCATTCTTTGAGCAAGGTTCATATCTTCAGGACCAATACAAGCTACGTCTATTAAATCTTCTCCTTTTTCTAAAAGGCCAGTATTATAAAACCAATCAAAATACTTATCCCATAAATTATAATATCTCTAATCTAACTAATAGTCCTCGCAAGGTCCCTCTAAAGGCATTTTTTTCAACTCTTTTTCAACCCATTTAGTAATTACTTCATCTATCTAATAAGTATCATACTATATGTTAATCATTCCAAAAAAACTGTCTGATTTTGACCAAGACTCAAGAGGATTACGTAATCCTCTAAAGGCTCCTTCAAAATTCATAACTTTTGTGTTTTCAAATTTCATATATATTATTCCTTCTATAACTTTTTAACCAATTTTCGAAACTAGAAAAAGGACAAGATATATTACAAAATCTACATATTCTATTTTTATTTTTACAATATTTTTGTTGATAAGTATTTCTTAATTGCCAATATTGTAAAGCTAATCCAGTTTCTTTTTCTGATAATAACATTTTATTTATTACCTTTTGTACTATTATATCCAAATAAATCGGCTTGATAAAGTTCAATAAAATATTTTTCTTTCTCATCAAGTTCCTATTTAGGACACTAGCTTATAAGTTCAAAAGTAAAGTTCTAAAGACCATATTCTTGCATTGCTTTATAAAGTTTATTACCCACAGGTGCATCTATTCCTAAACCTGCTTTACAGTGAGAGCACCATCTTGTATAAACATCAGTACTTTGTCCTATATAAGCCTAATTTGTTTGTATATTAGTAATTTTATAAATCCCCATTTTTGTTTTATCTTTTAAAATGATAGGGAATTGTTTTTTAGCAAGAGGCTGCCAAAAAGTTTGCCATATTAGCATAGAAAGAACACGAGGCTTGTGTAAAGTAGTTTTTATTTTTTCAAGAGAATGAATGTCCTAAAGGTCTGATACAGAAGGAAGAAGACAATAATTGTCTTTATTTGCTTTTATTTCCTTCTATTTAAGGACTGCTTCATAAGCAGCTTTTCTTGTTTCTTTTAAAGTATTAAGAGCTGCGGCGGCCGCGTCCTAATCTTCTTTTAGTTTAGCCATTTTCTCCGCATGAGCGGCGTCCGCGGTTTCATAAACCTTTTCAAGATTATCAAAATAAGACTAAGCAGCAATACGACTACATCCTTTAAAATTCTTTAATTGCTATTCTATCTTTTCTTTCTCTTGTTTTAAATAAGAATTATTTTTCTTCTCTAAGGTGTCAATCTTTTCTAATAAATTTAAATAGATACCCTATTTTTCATTCATTAGATTTGTTATAGTTTCTGAATTTGCCTATTGGGTTTTTAAATTCTTTTCTATATTTTTTATCTCAACATATAACTTATCTTTTGTTTTATTTTTATTATCTATTTCCTTAGATAAAGAATCTAATTTTTTCTAATCCTAATTAATATTCTTTTTTAAAACCTAAGCTTTTTTAGTTAATTCATCAAAATTCCATAACTATTCCTAATAAGCATTAATTTGAGCCTTTTTAGCTTTTTTATAATATATATAAGCACCAATTAAACAGCCTATTGAAATAGTTATTAATAATATTAAAATAGTTTTCATATGTTATTTTAAAAAGACTGGATTAAATCTAATCCAGTCTTATTTTAAAAAATATATTTAATCAGCTTCTACTTCAATCTTTCTGCCAGCTTCGGTAAGTCTGATTAACTTAATAGGTTTATGGGTGCCATCCTCAAGATCCATTTCAGCTGGAATTCTTTCCATAAGAGGAACTTCTACTTTTTCTCCGTCAACTTCTTCCTTATGTCTCTGAAAAGCCATTGTAATAATACCGTTTGCTTGTCTGCTTGTTAAACCAAGGGCTTCAGCAATATCATTAGCTGTAATATTTTCAGCTTCATGAGCCTTTACATAATTATAGACTTCAAAACTATTTTCTTTGAGTTTCATATAAAATCTCCTTAAAATTATTTTCTTTATTTATTATGTATTTATTATAACAAAAATTTTCTTTCAAGTCAAAATATTTTAAGAAAAAATATCTTGTAATTTACAGTCTTTTGAGTTTTTATCTTCCCTTATTTTTAAGAGAAACCCATGTCTAAGAGTTTGTTCTTTATTATCTTTCATCATACATTGTATCTCAACAACTTTATCGAGATATTTTTCTGGATTAGCTGTCATACTTTCTTTCATATAATCAGTTAAACCAGATGCAATAGTGCCGATTGACTTTAACTGTCCATCAGAATCATATGCACCAATTTCAATGGCATTTTTCCAACCATAATAAAAAGGTTTAGTTACTGGTTCATAACCTTTTCCATAAAAAGTACCATTTAAAAAGCCTCCTGTCTCAGGATTATACCAATAAGTCCATGTTTCTATTTCTTTACCAGTATATTCTTTAACGGGGTCTTTAAATCCTATAATTACTGCATCTATATTATCTACCTGTTTTGCTTTAAGCATAGTTTGAGGGCGTTTACCTGGTTCATATAATGCAGTTTTCTTTTTAACTACCATACCTTCTTCACCTGCAGCGAGTGCTGCTCCAATAGCTGGATAAATCTCCGTATCAACGGCGGCCGCGAGTTCTAATGTGAAAGGAATAACACTTCCAAATATATGTTTTTTCCATATGGCTTGTAATACTTGATACCTTGTCCAGTTATCATATTTTAAAAGACTAGTTCCATTATATCCAAGACAATCATAAATATAATAATGAATTAGTCCATAACTGCCTTTTTGTCTTTCTATTGCTTTCTGTGGAAGACATCCCATAATAGAAACACAATCTTTTGATGTTTTACCTGGATAATAAATCTCTCCAAGGATAATCGTTCCATTAGGAATATCATGAAATGCTTCTATAATATGAGGAACATTAGCAGATTTTTCTGTAAGAAGTCCAGTCTTTTTACTTACTGTTCTTCCAAAAAGATAATTTTCTCCACCCAGTCCTTTCACATACATATATAATGCCCCGTCTTTTTTTAACTGGGCAAACCAAGTTCCATCATCACAATTTTTAAGTTGTGAATCAGTTCCTTTATGGATTAATTGCGGTTCTAGCATTAATCCTCCGGCACCTGGATAAAGTTTTTCTACTTCTTTTATATCAAACATTTTCTACTCCGGTATCAGTATACCATTCATGCAATATTTCTCTGGTTTCTTTTTCTGCTATTGCATTTTCTTTTGCAAGAGTATGAATATCTTTTACCTTTTTTAAATATCCACCTTTTATAAATTGGTTTAAATTTAAAGGAGTATATCCAAAAAGATTTTGACAAATATTTAAATGATAGTTATCATTCCAAAAATTTCCATGGTCATGACCATGAATATTAAAAGCAATAGGCACAGAAGAATGAGAATCTTCAATAACAACAGGCTCATGAGAAAGAACAAGTTTTTGACTTATCCAAAGTGGGCCAGAATACACTTCATCAAAAAGGTTATTAGATTTATAACCTCGAATAAAAGGATAGTGGAATTCAAATGAATAACTATCTATCTTTCCTTCTTTTTCCATTTTATTAAGTTCATCTTCTGAATACCCATCAAGATCAATCACATCTATCTTCTTTTTAAATTTTTCAATAGATTGATCGTGATTACCCATAATAAGAACTTTATAACATTTAAGTCTCTTTATATATTCAAGATCACCTACATCTCCAAGATGAATAAGAGTATCATTTTTATGACAAGTATCATTTATAATATACCACTGGTCTTCATTAGAGATATGATACCCCATATATTCTCTATCTAAATCTCTAAAGTGTGTGTCAGAAACTAAATACACGCCACCCTTTTCAGACCAATGTTGGAAACAAGGATAAAGTGATTTAATCATTAATAAATATCCTCCAACCAAACATCAATATAATTATAGGTTTCTTCATTCCCAAAGCCTACTTTAATATCATAAATTCTACCAGATTCTTTCTTAGCATAGTTATCTCTTTTATTAAAGTCATGAGGAATTATAATATCTATATCATGTTCTTTACAAAAGTAAAAAGTTTTAAGACTTTCAGTAGGATTTTCAGTATGATAAGCAGCAATCATATCATCATTATCACAGTCTTTAAGACGAATAAGCCATTTATCATTCATAATCATACACCTCTCGTTCTGTAATACAATATTCAGGCCAACCAGACTTATAATCAAAGTGCATATCATCACAATATTTTTTAGCATTTTCTTTACTCAAGAAAATTTCATCTATATTACCATATTGTGCACTACCCCATCCATTATATCCAGAGATTCGCTGAACAATATAAATTTTCATTTTTATTTCCTTTCTTTTTATATAAATATTATATCATAAAATTTTTAAAAAATAAAGTGAAGTCTTTTAAAACTTCACTTATTCTTTAAAATGAGATAAAAAATCCTCTCGATCAACAAATAAAGTATATATTACATAATTTACACAAGTTTCTATGGCTTCTCGTTTTTCTTTAGATATAAAATCTTTATTACATTTATCTTCGCCATGAAATAAAAGATTTTCAAAATAATGTTCTTCACAACTCATTAGAATTTTACCAATCCTTTTAAGTTCTCATCTTTAATAATTGCGCGGCCGGTGCTATCACGGGGAGTTTGCACAAGTTCCGATACGTTAATAGCCTTACTATGTTTAGTTCCAATAATGAGAAGATGGTCTTCATCTGTACAGATAGTGCCATTAATCACTATATCGGCCGCCGCGAGTTTAATATATTTTACACCTTTACCATTTGGGGATTGATTAATAAAATTTTCTATAGGAACTTTACATACTAGTCCCTTTTGAGTTCCAGCTATTAAATATTTTTGCTCATCTTTTCTATTAATCGGAAGACCTGATAAAATACTATCTCCTTCCTCAAGTTTAATAGCTTTCCGTCCTGTGGTAACTCTTCCTATTGGAGATATAGATTTAGTTTCAAATCTAATACACATTCCTTTTTTTGTAATAATAATTACATCTTCATCTTTAATGAAAGTTACATTTGCAAGACTATCTCCCTCTTTAAGTTTAATAGCTTGCGCTCCACAATTTTTACGAAGATTTGTATATTCTTCAAGTTTAGTCTTTTTAATCAAACCTTGTTTAGTAAAAAATACTACATATTCTGCATTAGTTGTATGTTTAAGATTAATTACAGCTTGAATCTTTTCATTATTTTCAAACTTAAACATTGAACTAATATTTATACCTTTTGTTGTATTAGTTCCTTCTGGAATTTTATCTACAGGAAGTTTATACATTTTACCTGCTGATGTAAAAATCATTGCAGTATCAAGAGTATTAGTTGCAAAAGAAGTAAGAATATTCTCATCAGCAGTTTTAATTCCCTTCCCAGCTTTTCGTTGTACTTTAAAACTCATTTTAGGTATACGTTTAATATCCCCGCCCTGAGTTACTACAACTACTAC